CACAACGACCTATTCAGCGGAATGTGTGACCACAAACTTCAAAAGGTTAAAATTATTGAAGACGTCAAAAATTCATGGACACTAAAAACTTTCATGAATGCAGACGGTAAAAATGCTAAGTATTACGCTCAGGGGATGACTTATCTAGACCTACACGGATACGATAAATTTCGTTTAATCTACACACTAAACCCTATGCCTGAACAAATTTTCGAAAAAGAAAAAAACAGGCTTTTGTATATGTACGATTATGATGAAAGTAATCAGGATTATATCGATCATTTAAATCAGGTAATACATAACAACGAGCTCATAGCTAATCTCAACCTCAATGATCGCGTGAAAGTGTTTGAATTTGATCGTGACGACAATTTCATCAATGAGATGAACAATAGAGCATTGGAAGGTATTGAGTACTATAAAACTTTAAAGCTATGACATACGGGAACTTCTATAAATACAGATTAAACAAATACGATGATAATCTAAGAGAAAAAATACTAACTATTTGCACCTCGTACTACAATGTGAATTATCAGGATTTGATTTATTTTAATCGTGATTTGTTAGTAAAACTTAGATCAATATACACTTTTTTGTGCGCTGATTTCAGCCCTACATCATCAAGAAAATCCATAGCCAAAACTTTAGGGTTGAAGTCTCATGAGCAGATTAGCGTAAGGTTTAGAAATCGTAATAAAATTATGAGCAAACCAGGCTATGAGCATGACTTTAATGAAATAAGGGACATTCTCAGATTTGTAATGACTTTTGATCAAATAAGTACCTATGTTTCAAATACAAGAATTAGTCGAATAAATTAAATCGTGATTTAAAACCGTCCTGAACATTTTATCATGTTAAGGACATAATTCAAAAAATATGAAAGCTGAAATTATATTATTGACACCACAAATAGCTCATAAATTTTTAGAGATGAATTTAGGCAACAGAAAGCTAAAAAATCAAAAAAACGATTATGCTAACCAAATGAAAAGAGGGCTATGGAAAGAAAACGGAGAGCCTATAATCATTGATACAAACGGATTCGTTAAAGATGGTCAACACCGGTTACACGCGGTTATTATAGCCAATTATAGCTATTATGTACCACTAATTACGGAGGTTTCTCCCGATGTTATGGACACTATAGACACAGGCACAAACAGAAGTTTAAACGATATATTAG